CTCCACCAGTATCCTTATCACTAGTTTCAGATTCATAATCTTTTAATGCTTTCTGTGCATCTGTTGATTTTTTAGCCAAGGCTTTTTGTTTAATTTTTAATCTTTTTGCTTCTTCACCATCAGCAGCTTTGAGTACAATTTTATTTGCAGCCATTGCAGATTTAGTCTTTGCTAATTGGGCAACTCTCTTTAAACCTGTAGTTGTAGCTAAATCATTCATTCTTTGTGAAATATTAGAAGCAGTATCCGCTAGCGCTGCATTCTTAGCTTTATTTGCTTGTGTTAATACTTCCTTTTGTTTAGGGCTTAAATCACCACTTGCTTTTTCCTTTCTCTTAGCGTAATCTACATCATTAAGTGCTTGTGCTACTTTAGCTTTTTGATATTTCTTAGCGTTGTTTTTAATCTTCTTCCACTTAATTGGATTCTTAACTGCATCAATTAGTGCTTCGTTAACAAACTCAGAATATGTTTTTAGTTTTGCCATGATCTATTATTGTTTTTAATTGTTTTATATATTTGAGCTATAAGAACAAAAAAGCCACTCCGAAGAGTGGCTTTCTAATATAAAGTATTATATTATTGTTACTTATTAGATAAGTGAACAACCAGTGAACGTGAAGTTCATTGTGTAATACATTAATTCAGGATTGAATCCAGCGTCTACTAAAGCGAATCTAGATTTAACCGCGATTTTAGGAGCCATAGTTCCTTCTGCGATTGTTTCTACTGATTCAGCCATTAAGTAAGGCATAAATACTAGTCCAGGAGAGTTTCCATCACCTTTTCTTCCTACAGCAATTGTGTAGTCATTAAAAGCTCTGTTTGGATCTACATAAATTGTTACCCCAGCAATTGCACCGATTGGATATAAAGATCCACCAGCTTGGTTAACTGTATTAGATAACGGATATGCTACGAAACCAGCTACAGATTGAAGAGCAGTTGCCATTTCTCCACCTGTTACTGCAAACGTTGCAGGTCCTCTTCTTCCTCTAGTAGCAATTAAGTTACTTGCAGCAAGAATTTTAGTATAAACTCTACGTTGTAGTGTTCCTTGAGTGTTTCCACCACCTAGTACGTTAGTCTGTACTGGGAATGGAGCTACAGTAGCAACCGGAGTATTATTTGTATTTCCAAATCCTAAAGGAATTGCAGCACCAGCTACAGCTCCAGCAGCGTTAAACTGTTCTGATAAACTAGTACCATTTACAGCTTGCACGTTAGCAGCGTTAGTTACACCATTTCTAAAGATTCTGTCTAAGATGTATTTGTTGATAGATTGAGTTAACTCATTTACCAATACAGCTTCAACCTGAGCAACAGCGTCAATTCCGAATTGCTTCAGATCTTGAACTTGTTCTCTAGTTACAGCAGCAGCAACTTGGAAAGTTTCAGCAGCTATAGACTTGTTGAATAAACTTAGTCCCATGATGTTATCAACAGTTGATTCACCTACACCTCTTTGGTAAGGATCTACACCGTTAATATTCTGGTTAGCAAATGCAGGCGATCCTGTAGCAGGGTCGTTTGCAGGTTGGAAAGCATTACCTGAGAAACCAGTAATATGGTCTTCTAAAGCTTTTACTAATCCTAATCCAGATACAGCAGCGATTGTTCCAATTTGTAACATCCCAGCAGCACCTAATACTACAGATGATCCAGCTCTTACAGCAGGAGCAGCAGCTCTTGCAGCACCATATAAAGCTCCACCGCCTACGATAGAATTGTATATAGTTGAACTAGCAGTTTCAGCACCTTGTGCATAAGTAAATCCACCGTTATATGATGGGAAACCTACTAACGCAGTACCTGCACCAGCAGGGTTAGCAATAATTGCAGAATTATTAGCTCTTACTCTGAATATTGGAAAACCATCTATTCTTGAGTTACCTACAAAAGTTAATTCGTAGTTAGCAGCTTTTAAATCATTAGCAATTGGAGTAGTTCCAGCAGTTGATGAATTAGCACCATCAGCATATACTACATCATTTACAACAAACGTAGTGGCAGCACCACCATTTGCTACAAGATAAGTAGCAACGTTGAATTTGATTAGTAATGGAGAAGCAGCAGTATCTAAAGCGCCGTTTAATGGAGCTCCTGATCCTCTACCACCACCATATACAAAGTCTAGGTAAGTTAATACTCCCATAGGGCCTTGCATTGGTACAACAGGTACTAAGTCTAAACCTACAGTCTGTGCCGCTACTTGCATTGCAAGTGGTAGCAAAGAAAAAGGTCTGTCACCAGATCCAGTTGCTTGTGCTGGGAAAGCATTCATTGATCCAGGGTTTCCTGGCAATGTAACGTTACCCATACTTTGAACATTCATGTTCGGGTTAAGGTGTACAGTATTGTAAACACTCTCATTAAGGTTATGGTAATGGCAGTACTTAGACATCCAAGCTAACTTAGACTTTTCAGTAATTCCAGTACTTTCCTCAATAACAGGTCCCCAAGTCTTTTGAACCTCAGCCTCGTTGATTAATTGATTTGCGTACATTATTTAAAATTATTTTTCGCATTTTGTGGAATACTATTAATATTCCGTTTCTAATCGCCTGAGTCCTTTTCTTCTTGACTATTCGATTATATTGTTTAGATTAAATGATTATCTATTTAATCTGAATTTCATTTTTTGAATTAAATCTGCTGAATAGCTTTCATTTAATAATGGCTCAGATTTTGTTTGAGCAGCTTCAGCAGCAGTTTTACTTTCGTTTAGTGTTTCTAAATTCATTTGAGTATCTCTAAGATCTCTTGTTTGCCAAAAGTTATTAATGGCATAAGGAGTACTTAAAGAGTGGAATTTAGATTCAGCAATAATTTGTTCTTTTCTATTTTCAGAAAGAGAATTCCATTTATCAGAATACTTTGATGGCATATCATCAATAAAGTTAATTGCCTTTCTTTCTACTATAAAACATGATTCCCAAACATTTTCAGCCTGTACAGTTGACATAATAGAATCTTTATTCATTGATTCAACTATTAATCCTTGCTTATCTTCAGATAAAGAATCAAATTCATTCTTTTTAGATTCTGATAAGAAATTCATAAAGTGCATTTCAGAAACAGATTTAGTTTCAGCCTTAGAAATTAAACTTTCTAATTTTTCACTAATAGTATCTTTATATGATTTAGTCTCTTCTTTTACTTCTACAGATTCTGTAATTACTTCTGATTCAGTTTCTTCAGTTGACTCATTAAGCGGTTCAGCATTTACGGCTGCTACATTTTCTGCAATGTATTCAGAATATTTAATACTCTTATCTACATTTTCTCCAAGGTATTCAGAATAAGCAATATTTTGATCAACCTTTTCAGCAACATACTCAGAATACTTAATTCCTTTATCTAAGCTTTCACCTAAATAATTAGAATATGCAATTCCTTTATCTGCCTGTTCAGCAACATGCTCAGTATATTGAATAGAACTGTCTAGTTCTTCTCCTAAGTAAGAAGCATAATTTTTAATTTTGTCGATGTTCTCTGCTAAGTAGTCAGAGTGAGATATGCTCTTGTCTAGATTTTCTGATAAGTATTCAGTATAATCAGTAACCTGATTTACTTTCTCTGCAATATGCTCAGTATATTTAACTAGCTTTTCAATTAACTCATCGTTATTAGAATTTGCAGATTCCTTAACACTGTCTAATGTATTCTTTACATATTCAGTGTACTTATTAAAATCGTCAACAGTTACAAATTTGTCTGATGTATTTTCCATTGTTAGATCTGTTTTATTTGTTTTATTTATTTCATCTTCAGTTTCTGACATTTCATAAATGTATAAACCTTCAGTATCTCCAAAACCATAAGATTCGTTTACTTTTGATAATTCAGCATTTTCAAATCCAGGATCTGCAACTAAATCATAAGTGAAGAATTTTTTAATTTTAACTTTACCGGCTTCATCAACTGTTCCAGCTGCTCTGCTTGAAATATGTAATGGAATACCATCTTCTATTAATGCCTGAGCTTCTTTACCTTTTGAAGTATTTAATAATCTTATTCTTCCTAGAACTTGTTTCTTATCCTTATCATATTCTAAATCCTCAATAACATGAGAAACATTTGATAGGCTAATATCAAAATCTTTTGGGTGGTCAAGTTCACCTAACAATTTGTTAGTTTTAACTTTTTCCTTTAATTCATTAATATGAGGAAGTACTTCAGCTTCTTCATAAATTCTATTATTTTTATTCTTTACTCCAATCTCAGTAAATACACCTTCAAGGACAACAGAGCCATCGGCATCCTTTGTCATACTTAAATTAGACTTAGATCTTTCTAGAATTAAAAGTTTCTTATTTGACATCTTTCTAGTTTATTTGATTTATATATTATAACTCTTGATAGTTTTTAGATTCCAGCTAATGGGTCTTCATCCATACCATCAGATTTCTTCTCAGGCTTAAAATCTTTAGGATTGGCACCTAATAAGATCTTTTCAATATCTTCTTCTTTATATCCGTCTGCCTCTAACTCAGTACGCTCCTTAGCTCGAGCATTGGCTTTAATATCATCACGTGTAAATCCACCATATCTCTTAATTAAGAATCCTAAATCAAAATATGGTATTTCTTCCATATCAGCAGTCATTGTACTTAATTGTGTTTTCATATTACCTATAAAATCAACACGCTTAGTCTGAAGTTCCATTTCTTTCATTTCTTCAAATACATTATCCTTCATAAAGTTTAATCCTAAACCTGCTTTAAATGCAATATCATTTTTTAATTCTGGGTGATTAAGACACATTTGAAGATATACAGGTTTAACTAATATTTCTTGAAATATAGATCTTAACCTTGATATAAATCTACCAAATTTAATTTCATCTCTTAACATACCACTTGCTTCCATATCATAAGTATTACCACCTTCTCTATCAAACCTAGAGAATGGTATCTTAGAAGCTAATTGTAATTTATCAGAGAAGTATTTTAATGATTCAGTATCACCAAGATCAGGACCGTCACCACCTATCGTTTGAATTTCTGGTGCTTCACCATCTTTAGAAGGTAGCCAATATTCTTTGTTGAATGGCATCATTGGTTTACCGTTGGTTTGAATTTCACCACTCTCAAAGTTAAAGTCTACAACCTCACGATATGAATTCATTAATGTTGCTAGAGATTGCTTTGCTCTTGTTTTAGATTTACCACCAACAGGTATTGTAAATTGTGTTTTAAATGAAGCATTAGATACAGCCCAGATAATTCTACTGTGTTCCATTATTCTTAAAAGGTTAAAAGATCTTATTAATCTTTCAACATAAGATATTCTCATTGGAGAATTTACGGAAGAATATGAAATGTATATTATTTGAGAATCCCATAAAGTTCTTTCTTTTGCGCCTTCACCTTTATATTGAATCCAAACTTTTTTACCGTCATCAGTATCAATACCTGGCATTAATGATATTGGATCTAATTCTTTAAAACCAATAATTTCTGTTTGCTTATCATTATAAACTATTTCAAACGCAAGAAATCCGTCAATTAACCATTTCCTAAAATAGTTCCACGGAGCAACCATATCATTAAATCCGAAGTAATTATAGATATTATTATATACATCATTAATTTCTTCTTCTATTGATTCTCCAATATGCCCATTAAATTCTGCATAAGCCATGTAATTTGATTCATCAAATACAATTGCTTCATCAGTTAATACATCTAAGATATCTTCTATTTCATCTTGTACTGCAAAAGTTCTAAGTTGATCTCTTTTTCTAACATAATCTTGATCAAAGAATGCAATATTCTTTTTTAAGTTTGTATCAGTTAATGATAGCGCAGCAAACGCACCATACATATCATCACCATCTGAACCCATTGGATTAAATGAATAACCCATTTGATTTTCGGTAAAACCTACTGCTCGTGAATTGCGAATGATCATATCATCATAAGCCATTCCTAAATTAGAAAGATCTTTCAGAAGCCTTCTTACTGGATTTCCTGTACTTAAAGGACCTCTTCTATCTGTAAAACCTGCCATATTCTTATTTTTTATTATTTTATATATTCTTGTAGTATAATGATTGTGCTTGGTTTATGTTACCACCATAAAAATCACTTTCATTATTTACAGCCCCTACATACCAATCTTCATAACCTAGTACATACGGATTTTTCATTTTCTTAATTATATACTGTCTTGTACAGTAAGTTAAATTATATTTTTTACCATAAGCTGCTTTTACAAATTCCCATTTAAATGCTGTTATTGGTTTTTGCGCATCAGGATTACCTAAAGCTTGGCCTTTTGTTAAATTAGCTATTTGGGATTGTAATGATACAGTAAGTTCAGTTAGAAAAGGTATTCTTGCTTCATAAGGCATATAATGTAAATTAATACCTAATTGGTGTCCATTTTCGGATTCTCCTAAACCTAATACTAATGGGTGGGTGTCATAAAAAGCTTCATCTTTAGTATAATAATAAAAACTATACATTTGGCCAGGATTTAAAACTCCATCACTTTTAGCCCCTATACGAGGTATATCTATTTGTGATTGTTTAGATGCACGATTCCTTCCTTTACTATCAGTAAGGTAAATATCTAAATCTTCTGTGAATACTCCTACTAATGCCATTAGAATAACTTTGAATCTTCGGTTAGTAACATTACTTTACAATTTCTTTCTTTTGCCATCTTATTAAGTGCATTTGTTTTACACAAATTTCTTACATATGATTCGTAAGCATATTTAAAATTCTTTAATGCCTTTGCCGTTTTTCTTTTTGGTTCCTTAGGTTTTTGTAATTGTGCCTTAGGTTTTATTTCTACTACATATTCCTGAGTTTCATCTCCCTTTTTCATCTTAAAGAAAAAATCAGGATAATACTTATGAAACTTATTGTCTAACAAATTAAAATAAGGTATAGAGAAAGGTTCTGATATCCAGTAAATCACATCCATATTATGATCACACCAATAACAAAATTTTCTTTCCCAACTACTTCTATATATAATTGGACCTTCTCCTCGATACTTCTGAGGGTATTTAGGTTTATAATAACCTTGTTTAAATCCAGACTTTGAAGTAGGTTTTACCTTTTTAATGCTCATAGGCAATTAACTATATTGTATAAATTCCTTCGCTATCAGCGCTACCATTAATTGATACAGTACCGTGATATTTCTTTGGATGTAATTTATTCCAACCTTTTGCAAATCCTCTTTTTGCTATTTCAGTAAAGTAAGCAAATGCATTAGTACTTTTTTCTGGATTAAAATTTCTCCAATATCTATAAAGATCCATATAAGCATAAGCAATACAATCTTGCCTATCTTCTGGATTTCTATATGTTAATTTTCTTGAACA